AACTTACACCTGCTCCGTAAAAAGTTACTGAATAACTATCAGGTCTTCCGTTTTTTAGGTTCGTCTTTTCAAGTTGAATTTTACCACGTCTAAATAACACCGTGTCAACTTCAATATAAGCGTTGTACCTATTTTGATAATCAATAGTTGCATCAACATCGTTTTGGTAAAAGTGCTGAAATATTGCGTTGTTTGTAGGTGAACAAGGAATTGTAAAACCTTGTGAATAGTCTGTAAATATTTTACTTATATCCGAAATATTTTGAATGGTTGAACTTACGGAAATCTTTTCATCGTTAAATAATTCTAAACGTGCAAATTCTAACTCTGTTTGCGCTAAAGCCGTTTCTATAAATATTGCTACTTGCCTTTTCATTAAATAACTGAATTAATAACATCAAATGCAAACTCAAATTCCAAACTATAATTTATTTGTTTCGTGTTTATATGCTTAAACAACTCCGTGCTTTTAGTATTAATCTTTGCAGGTTTATTGTCTATTAGAATTCGTTCGCTTAACATTATTTGTTTTAAAACTTCCTTCCAAGTTTCGTAAACCCAACCTGTATTTACCTTAACACTTTTCTTTCCATTAGTATTAAATGTTTTTCTTTGCCCTTCTAATCCACTATAAAAAGTTGTTGGAAATTGTGATGTTTGCATCAAATTGTATTCCGTGTTTTCAACATTAAAGTTATCTGTACTTGCTTTAAAAAAGAATTCTCTTTGCCAAGCTCCGTACTTGTTTACAAAGTCAATTATAACAGGTGTATATTTGCATTCTTCTAACGGATAAAAATACCAAGTTGCTTGTACTGCTGAAGCTCCGTTTAAAATTTCTACTTTGTTTCCTTCGTTTACGTTTGCAGTTCTTACTCGTGGAATATCAAATGTCGAACTTGCTACTGCTAAACTTGTTACTACTGCGGTGCTTAAATTTGTGTAACGTGCTGTAAAACTTGCGCCTGTTGTTACTCGTATTTTTCCTGCGTCTGAAGTAGGATTATAGTAATAATTTCCTGCGTCAAGTCCATAGTTTCCTAAATCTTTATTATAAAGGTCTTCGTAATATGTATAACCGTCAAATGCTATGTGTGTTTGTGTTGCTCCTACTTGTGCATAGGTAGTGCCGTTATACCAATAAAGTTTTAGTTGTACGTTTACTCGTTCATTCGTTGGGTTTGTTACTGCTGAATTTCCACCTGCTGCACACAAATTGAATTTTATGTATTCTCTAATATATGGACTAACATCGTACAAAGTGTCAATATTTGTTGGTGAAGGAATTAATTTACTTAACGTGTATGTAGGTGTTCCGCCAAAAGTTGTTGGACTTAAAAATATTTCCAACTTTGAACCAACTTGTGTTGATTGTGCTATTCTTACTATATACGGTGAACGTGCAAATATATTAGCCATTATTTCTTTTCGTTTTTAAATTGTGTTTGTTTAAATAAATTCATTACATCCAACCCAAACTTTTCTACAAGTTCATCCGGCAATCTATTAAACGCAGCTTCAAATGGTTTGGTAAAAAATAAACTCGGTTTTATTCCTTGTGCAAATATTCTTTTTTGTAACCAAAAACCTAAAGTCTTATAACCACCTTTTGCAAATGTTCCGTCTGCATTTCTAAACCTTATGTTCTTTTTTTGTGCCCATTTACTTAACGGTTCCATAGGTGGCATTTTGTTTTTAAAACTAAATGGACTGTTTGGTGCTTTTTGTACGCCGTTTTTTACTAAACTTGGGTTTTTACCTTTAACTCCTTTGTCTTGGAATTGCCCATACAAATTCATTTCAAATTCAATAGACAAACTATTTGGCATTGCCTTAACGTTTCCCTTTAAACTTTCATAAAGTCCTTTAGTGTTATTCTTTTTTAAGGTAGTTAAATTTTTACGTGCTTCTTTAATTACCGACTTTGAAAACCTATTTAATTCTTGTTGTACTTCGCTCTGTTCCATCTTAACAAATTGTCATATCGTTCGGTGTAACTACGTCAAAAGTCATTGTCCAACCCGCCATGTAATTTTCAAATCGTTCTGTAAATGGTTCTAAATTTGCAGAACCTTCAACCATAAATAAATCATAAGCTAAGTTTCCATGTCTTATAATTTCATAAGCTCTATTTAATACTGCGTGTTGAGTATTTAAAACATCGATCTCATTATCGTTACCTAAAAATATATCTGTTGTAGAACTCTTTGACAAGTCTACTACATCCATCGCTATAAGACTTATGTTCCAAATTATTGTGTTTCCATTTAAGGTACAGTTATTAACCATGATATGCAACAAAGGAAATATAGTTTGTTTACTTAAGTCAACTTTAAATATATCACCTTGAGTTACCGTGTTAACTATAGCATCTGCATCAAAGTGTGTTTTTAGTTTGTCTAATAAGTTGTAATAACCTGTCATCGTTTTAGTTTATTAAGTTGGCGTTGTTCAATTTCTTGCTTTTGTTTTTCGAAGGTGAGATAGGTGAGACAGAAAGTAAGTCCATATCCGGTAACTGTGTCAAATTTTGTAAGGTCTCCTCCTGCGAGCGCATAAACGCTTTGATACCATCCCCATTGTTTTCCAAATTGAGCTTGTTCACTAAATTCGTTAGCATCTTCGGGTTCTTCTTTATCTCCTTTTCCAAATAGGTAAGAGAAGCTGTCAATAATTCTGCTCCTAAATTCCAAAAAAAAATACTCGAACTAATCGCTATATCTACAGGAGTAAACTTCATTAGCTCTTGCATTTCCTCTAACGGCGTGTAATCAACTATCTCGTATTTGTCTTTAAACTTCATTTTGATTGGACGATACAAAACGGCCATTGCTTTGTGGTAATCATCCCACTTCAATAAGTTATTCTCTAAGTCTACGTATTCGCCAAATGTTATGTCTTCAAGTTTCGTTATGAACCCAAATTCTTGGTTACCTATCTTAAATGTAGGTTGAAATTTTGGCTTCTGCTCAAACAAGTTTTTAAAGTGTACAATTAATTCGTTTAAACTTGTCAACTTCATTTTGACGATGTCTTTTAATTCAATATCACAAAATATCTGAACCATTTTTTGTGCAATAAACTCTGGGTCGTTACTACCTTCTTGAACCTTTAAAAATTTTTGATAACTCTTTAATGGAATTTCACTTAAAGTTGAAGGTACATTAATTTCTAATTGCATATTATTATAATTAAAATTTTAGTTATTTGTTGTTTGCGTTTTTTGTATGTAATCGTAAGCTTGTTTTAGCATATTAATATCTCTCATGTCTCTTAAGTAAATTCTTACTTGCTTACCAGTCTTTTGATAAATATAGATTTGAACTGTTTGCATCATAATCTCTAAGTCATTCATCGAATAAAGTATTGTCCATGGTTACTGTTTAAACCTAATGTCTCCATTTCATGGTAACGAACAGCATCAATAGCATGGTCATTTTTGCCTTGCGGTTTGTTTAATGTTTTACCAGTTTTGTCTGCATCCCAACAGTAAGACCTTAACTCTTTAATTAGGTTCGTGCTTTGTGAAGTAACTAAGTAAGATTGTGACTGCATAATTTGTATTCCATAATTTACTGAGTCTGCGCCTTTAGTTACTCCTTTGATTTGTTGTCCAGTTCTACGTATTTCTTCGATGCTTTTCGGTTCTGAACTATCTGCGTATGCTATTACATGCTTCTCTAGTTTCTTTGCTATGTCGTTATTTAATAAACCTGTTTGATAACATATTTCGTTTAGTATTCGTTGACCGTTATAGTTGTAAACTTCTATAATTGAAGTAGGATCGTTTGAATAACCAAAATCTAGTCCATAACCTAATAATCTTGCTTCATTTGGTATCGTATCTATTATTTTATAGTTAGAAAACACGACTCCTTCTAACATTCCTACTAAACCTTCACCATAAACACGCCACCAATTGGCCCAATAAGAACTTGTAGATGCTTTTAAGCGGTTCTTTTCTATCTCTGTTACTATTCTATCATCTAAGGCTTCATTGTCCTTGTAGGTTAAAATTAAGAAGTCTGTATCTGGCTCATCTTTTAGCTCTGTATGTACCCAAAATTCATTCGCTGGGTTAAAGTCTAAATATATTCGTTTTTTTGTACGTATTGCTAATTCGTTGTATGCTTCAAAGTTAACGTTGTTACACTCGTTGATATAAAGAATGTCTCTTCTCGCTCCTCTTAACTTACTACTATCATCTGCACTAAAAAATTCTATGTAAGAACCATTTGCAAATTCATATCTTAATAAAGATTTGTTGAACCTATTCTCAAAGAACCTATTGCTCCATCTCATTATTTTAATGAAGTCTTTTAATGCGCCTCTTCTTAAATGTGGAATGCTTTCTGCAACAATACTTATTTCATTTACGCCTTTTGTTGCTATGTCTATAAGCAAAGGAATAACGCCAAAAGTTTTACCCGCTGACGTTCCTCCTTGAATTATTTTTACTCTCTTGTCTAACTTTGCGATCTTACTAATCGCAGTCGTCCGTATTAACATCAGGAAATAAAGGTTGTTCTATATTTGTTTGTTCTATCTGTTGAACTGGTGCACCGTAACCACTATCCATTAATGCTTTATAAGCGTTTACGTCTCCGTCTCTCGCTTTCTTTATAAGAGCTAATGTCATTAAGTCTTCTTGACTAAGCTTTTCCTTTTCATAAGTAAAAGGGTTAGTTTGGTCTTGATAAACTTCTAACCATTGACGCGCTATTGTGCTTCGGTTCTTACTTCCTTTAGGTCTTCCATTAGGGTTTGCAACCTCACCTTTTTTAAATGGTTTTAAATTTTCTTCGTTAGCCATTTTTTCAGTATTGTTTCACTATTAAACTATATTTCTGTTGATGCTTCCTCAGTTTGTTCTGGCACGTACTCGCTATATATGATACGCATTTTATTAACTAAGTCTATTAGACAACTTGTACATGTTGAAGGTACTAAGCTTTGGTCTAATACTCTATTGTTTATAGCTATTAAACTCATTTGCTCATCAATTGTAAGTGTGCTTGTGTTTCGCTTGAAATACTCGTCTAATGTATTGTACTCGTCTTCTGTTAAGCATTTAGGTTTTGCGTAAGGGAATAACTTATTTAGTTTTTCTTTACGTTCATCACATCCACAGTCTTCACCCATTAGGAATTTTGCAACCTTGTCTATACCTGTTGCTTTTAATACTTTCTCGACTGAATCGCCAAGACCTTTACTTTCATTTTTCATTTTGTTTTGTTTTTATTAGTTCGTAATCTTTGTTTAAAAAATCTATATAGTCTTCTTCTATGTTATTTTTAATTCGCCTCTTGCACGTTTTGATCGTATTGAATATGCTTGATACGCTTATGTTTGTTTCTGCACTTATTTGTCTTAAACTTTTATCTGTATTTTTGTAGAGTTCAAATAGTTGTTTGTCGTACCAATGCCAACTGTCACACTCACTATCTATGTTATTTAATAAATCGTTATATGCTTCATTTTCTTCGGTGTTATCTTCTACTTGCAAATTGTAAACGTCTTCTAATGGTATAAATTTAATTTTGTTCTTTTTGTTTACGTGTTGTAGAAATGTATTTTTTAAAGCTAACCACATATATCCTTTACTTATTTGTCCATCTTTAAACATTTTTTCTTCGGTGCTCCATTTGAATAACATTATGTATGTCTCTTGCACTATGTCTTCAGCAAAAAAGTATTCACCGAATGAGTTAACCATTTTAACCCATTCTTTGTGGTGTATTGCGACTTTTGTTAACCATTCCATTTTAAGTTGTTTAAATTTTAATCAAATTTATAATTAATTTTTAAACAATTTGTTATTTATTTTGTAAACAATGCTTTGTTCATATTAAAAAGCTATTCTTTATTTACATATTCGTCTATTTTCTTTATTGTAGATAGTGACACATCTTTATGTTGTAGAAAATTTGTTAATTGAAAGAAGTGGAATTTGTTTCCTTTTCTTTGTATCTCTTTAACAATACTATTTCGTGTTTTTAAACCTAGTATTTTGTTAACTTCGGTTCTTAATTGTTCGTCTTGTATTAACATAATCAAAATGGTAAATCATCATCAACATCTAACTTTTCAACTACTACAGCTTTTTCAGTATTGCTTTCGTCTAACACCTCAATTCTCCATGCTTCCAATGAACAATAAAACCTTCTTTCCTTTTCAGGTGATAACCATTCTCTACCTCTAATGTTTATTGATACTTCTAAATGTTGGTTTAACTTTAAAGCATCTGCAATATCACAATTCTCTTGAGTTAACTTAAGTGGAATTGTTTGAGGATACTGGTCTTCTGTTATTACTACTAATTCTCTTGTTCTAAAACTATCGCTTACTTTCTTTGTTTCACCGATAAAATACACTTTTCCTTTTACTTTCATTTTGTTTTTATTTATTTATTTTTATTTGTTTCTCGTTTGTATTCATGTTTTAATCGCTCAAGATATAAAACAAAGTCCATTGCTTCTTCTTGTGCGTGTTGTAACCAATCTAACGTGCTCAAATCAGTTCGTTCTAACGTTTTTTGGTATTTCTTTATTCCTAGCTCTGAACGTTCTTTAAAACGAGCCATAACACTTAATACTATTTTGTCTTGTATTTGTATGTTCATAGTTTTTCTATTTCTTGTTTAACTTCGTTCCAATATTCTACAAAGTAAATATTAGGAGCGTTTAATTGTTGTAAAGTCTCCAAATCTTTTTGTCTTATATATGGACAAACTTTAATAATCTCATCAACTGCTATTAATGCACATTGTTTGCTCCAATAATTTCTTTTTTCAATATTAGATTGGAATAAACAATACCAATAACTATCGTATAAATCTTTTGCCTTTTCTTGTGGTGTCATATCAGCCAATTAAATAAATTGTAAATACCAACGGCAGCAAAACCATAAATTGCTATCCAAATAACTATTGCTATTGTTTTTTCTTTCATATTGTTTCTATTAATTGATTAAAATAAATTCTTACTTCTTCTATTCTTTTCTGTATTTCCCATATTACTGTTTCATCTCTTTCAATCTTAAAGACTTTTACCTTGCTTGTATTAGGTATATGGTCAAAGTTATGTTTCTTTTCTACAAATTCTCGTATTTCCAAGTCTTCGTCAATTTTAAAATGTTTCCAATGTTCTCTTCTTACCTCGTCTTCTACAATTTCTATTGGTGTGTTGACTAAGCAATAACATAATAACGACTCAGTCTTTCCTGTTAACCACATGTAACCCATTAATTGATAGTAGTAACCTTTATTTGGTATTTTATCTTCAAAAAATGGAAAGGTATGCGCTTCATAACTACATTTTACATCTAATAAAATTTCATTCGTGTTTACATCAGGCGTGCCAGTTATCCATTCGTTATTAAAATGTTCTTCGTTCTTAAAAATAAAACCTAAACCTAAAACATCGTTAACCAAAGTTATGGCTTCGTCTTCACACTGTAAACCTTTGTCAGTGTATTTGGAAGTAAATTCTTTTCTAATTCCATATTTATGTTCTAAAACCATTTCTTTCACGTAAGTTTTAGTTGTTTCACTTAACGTTTCTGTTTTAGAACGAGGGTTCGTCATTATAGCTCCTAAAGCTGAACATCTTACTTTTAACATAACAATAAAGCTTTTGTTTGTGCCTCACTTAATTCGAATCCTGCTTTGAGTTGAGCTACAGTGTACTTGCCATTTTCAATAGCCACAAGTGCCTCTTCAAATCGTTTATTGTCTATTGATGGTTTCTTTGGTTCGCTTTTTACTTGTTCACCTGAAGCATCTGTGTCTTTGTCTGTTACTAAGCCAAGCATAGAACTTAAAGAGTAGCGTCTTAAATAAGTAATTGCGCTTCCTAAAACTTGAAACTCGTTCATTCCTTTTAAAATTACTCCCTGTGGAATATCAATTTTGCTTTCAATGCTTTCACCACTTTCAATATGAAATAAACAAGTTGCTATTTTATCTCCATAAATTAATTGTGTAAACCCTAAGCCATGTTTTTTTAGTAGTGGGTTAATTACTTCAAAAATTTTAGGTAGGTCAGCGTAAGTGTAACCATAACCTTGTGTTGCTCTGTGAATTACTGGTACTTCTTGTTGAAAATCTGCTAATGCTTTAAATAAATGTTTCATAGTTTTAGTTTTAGTTGTTATAATACGTTTTTACAAATTGAGATGGAATTAATTGAGGTATGCTTTTGTGTTTCTTGTACCAAAAATTGCACACATAAAACAAGTTTTCATTCTCATTAATAACATCTACTATGTCATAAGTTCTATCATCAAAAGTAATGACTTCTCCAATAACATTCATTTTAGTTACATCTTTCATAGTTAAATTTTTAAGTTAGTTAATAATTATATGCAAATATAAACATAATTATTTATATAGAGACTATTTTTTAATTTTTTTTTTATAAAATTCTATTAATTCTTTTAATTCGTCTTTTGTCCACTTCTTTGTATCATGTGCAATTGCTTGTAAGTTCATTAATCTTTCAGCTCCAATTCTTTTTTCTATAGCTACTTGATAGTTTAATAGGTTACCACTTAAATAAGTATTGCAATGTTCGCATTGTAAGTGCACGTTGTCTTCATTAAATCTTACGTTAGAGTGTCCACCTTGAGAATAGTAATGCCCAGCGTTTTCTTTTTTGCAAGGTTTATCACAACTAATACAATTTAAACCGTTATCTCTTTGACGTATAAACTTATTGAAAACCTGTTGTGCTATTTTTAAGTAATCGTTTGGCGTTTTTAAGTTTTCTACTAACTTCTTTTTCTTTTTTAGCCATTCTTTTTCTTTCTGTATCTCTATCATTGCTTTTATGCATTCATTTTTTAAGCAAAACTTTTGCAACATATTAAATGGTGAAAAACGTTCTTTACAATTAAAGCATTTTTTAGTTATTTCTTTCAAAGTTCTAAGTTATTAAATTCTATTTGTCTTTTAAGGTTTTGTATTTCTTGAATTTGTTCTAAATTTATTTTTTGAAGATTAAAGTTAGATTGCATTGAACTTCTAAATTCCTTTTCCAAAGTGTCATAAACAACCATTGCTTTTTTTATTTCGTGTAAACTTTGCTCCATTGAACTTATTAAATCTGTTCGGTTTGGATGTTTGGTTTTTATTTCATCAATGCTTACTTGTAATTTTAAACAAGTGTAGTTTAAGTTAATTCTACTAATCAATAATTCAAATTCCATTTTAAAAAAGTGTTTTTAATTTATTTTCGTGTTTTGGTCTATAGCTTTTTAACGCATCGTTTCCATAGATAGTAAAACCAAGTCCATAGTTGTACTCACAATAAACAGGGTCATTAAGTCCTGTATGCTTTCCACCTGTATCCATATCTTTTATTTTTTCAGTTGAAACCCAAGTTACAAATTTCATTACGTCATGCTTTATAAGTCGGTGGATAACTATCATATCATCACAACGATTAGTAAACGCCTTGCCGCCTTCTATATGGTCTTTTAATGGTGCTTTTAAATGTCCTTTGAAATCGCCGTCTACATAAATGTTTGAACTCCTACCACTTTCTGTATTTGGATGAGTATTTATATAAATTGTCATTCCAGTTCTATTTACAAATTGTCGTGCAGCATTCATAAATTGATAGTTACCTTCATAAGTCATGCTTCTATCTAAACCAGTAAATGGGTCTATAAGTGCAACATCCGCTTCGCTTTCCTCAAAGATTTTGAATAATTCATCGTGTTTGTAAAGTCTTTCGTTGCTAATAAATGTAAAAAATTGCTCTAAATAAGTTGAATGTTTTACAATTTCTTCGTGTGATAAACTTTTAAAATTTATTCCAGAATACATTTGAATTAAATCACGTAAAATTTGTCCATGTTGGTTTTCACCACTCCAAATAATAAACTTAAGTTTGTGCTTTAAAGCTAATGCTAAAAAATACCAATTTATAAAATAAGTTTTTCCTACGTTATCGTGACCTAGAATTATGTTTACTTGTTTTCGTTTAAACTTTATAAACTCATCTAAACCATTTCCTAATTCTAATCCATGTTTTATCTTACCATCTCTGTAGTTCAATAAATACTCAATAGCTGAACCTTTATTTAATAAACCCATGTTTTCTAGCTTTTATTTCTTCGGGTGAAATACCTTCAAATGTTGGTTCGTTTTTATGTAGCCACTTTATAGACGTTAAGTATAAACTTTTATATTTAGTATTGCCTTTATAGTTTTCAATATCGTTTAAAATGTTGTCTATTTGTTTAATAGTGTATGTTTCTAATAACCTATTTACTTCGTCTTCAGTTATAAATAAATGACCGAAACTCCTATATATATCTTTATTTAATTTATTTACATTCTTGTTACTGGCTACTTGCTGGTTATTTACTGGTTCTTCCGTGGTTATTTCGTTGGTTAGTAGTTGATATTTTTTATAGTTAACTATTTGAATAACAGTACCTTGTGAACTAGTTTCAATGGTTATTTCGTTGGTTAATTTGAGTTTGCTTAAAGCGGTCCTAATTTGTTGAACAGAAAGCTTAGTTTGCTTAGCTAAAATATCTCTACCTGTAACAATAGTTCCAACCTTTACCACTATTCCTTTATACTTTTTTTCCTTATGATTTGCCATTAAAAGCAAAGTAATAAAAACAATAAAAGTATTTTTGTCTTCGAACCATTCCCATTCAGTAATTTTTCTATGTAATTTTATCCAACCACTCATAGTTCTAAAACTTGTTGTTGTAAATCAATAGCATAAATAAAAGTTTGAGCTTGATTTGTAAAAGAAGACTTTGCATAATTTAAACAATAAGCTTTATCGTGCAAATGTTCAATGTAAGCATATCCATCTATTATTTGTATAAAAACATATAACTCAGCTTTTAAATGATCGTACAGGCTATCTAAAGCACAATTAAATGTATATGTTTTATGTTTAGTACATTTTATTTGATACGTAAAACCTTTTTCGTCAGCAAAATCTATTTTAGCAAGGTCTCTATCAGCTTTTTGTTTAAATAAATTTTCGTTTTGATATGTTAAAGAAAACCATAATTGGAAAATTTTTTCTCCAATATCACCTGTAGAATTGTTTGCAATATCCTTAGGTATTTTAATTTTAGCTAAATAAGTTCTCATAAGTTTTCTTTTACAAAAGTTCCACCAATCATTTTACCTTTTCTTTGCGCTATAACTTCATAAGCAGAATTTATGCAATCTTCAATAGTAATTTTTTCAATGTCACCCATTGTTTCGCCTTCTTTATATAAAGGAAGCAATTCAGTTAAATTAGTTAACACAACTACAATATCACCTATTGCATCTATTATTTCATCTTTGTCGTTATTAAGAATTGCTTTTGATAGCTCGCCTGCTTCCTCAAATAATTTAATACATTGAGTTTTAGCGTCTCCTTTTTCGTAAATTCCTCTTTCGGAAGCCCAATTTCTTATTGGTTCAAATTCATTTTTAAGTTTCATAGTAGTTTTTTTTAAGTTAGTTATATGCAAATATAAATATATTTTTTTAATTAAGCTATTTTTTTTTATTTATTATAGTGTCTTTCGTAAATATGCAAATTAGCAGCGTAATGAGTATAAAAACCTTGTTCGACATTTAATGATTTGCAAACAAGTTCATGTAACATTAAAAAAGCATAAGCGTCATTACAAAAACCAAACCATAAATCGTTACTTCTCATTAAAACAGTCATGTGCAATTTACTTGAGTCTGGTGTAAAGTAAAATTGAATAGACAACGTACAAGGAGTGTCTTTAGAATACTCAGAGTGTTCTTTTCCATCGTATATAGATATTATAGCACGTCTACTAAATTTATCTCTCTTGAGTTCATTGATAACATATTCCAATTGATTGTTTCTACTCCATTGCCAACCATAATTTGAGTTAACGTATCCTCTGTCATCCATGTGATTGTACCATATTTTAGCTACTTTCGCTATTTCAACAGCGCTTCTATCTTTGCTTAAATACCATTCCCATTCCTTTTCAGCATAACTTACTTTAAAATTCCTAAATTTAGAAGTAACTACTTTTTTAGAAGTGTCTAAAATTGTAAACATTTGGTTGTACAATGCTTTTGTTCCATTTTCTTGCTGTTGTTGACTATCTATTTTTTCATAATAGTATTCAAAAGCTTCGGTTACTGTTTCGAATTGCCACATATATTTTCTTTTTTTATTGGATAAATTGTTACGCCATCTGTAAATTTATAAACTACTACACCATCGTGCAATGTTTTTTTTTCAATATATTTACCAGTTTTTAATTGTCCTGCAAATATAAACGAATAAAGTTTATCTTTTATCATATTTCATTAAATTTAATATCAACAATTTTTTTAAGTTCAGTGTCGAATTTTTCTATATTCCAAGAATGCTTAAAAATAGCTTTTCTTTGCTCATTAGCGTATTCCTTTAATTCTTCGTCATTTAAATTTTCAAGTCTTAGCCATTTTATACCTAAAGCCATAAAGTCATTGTAGGAAGTATAAATAATAGAACGTTGAAGCGCTGAATAAATATACCTAATACGAAACCAACCACTTCCTGAGTGAGGATATTCAGGACAAAGTATTCCCCAAAATTTTCCACATTCATTGTACACTTCTGTTTCGGTATCTAATTTTATTGAGTCTTTAATTGACTTAGCTCCATAATAATTAACTTTCCATCTTACTCCGCTTTTCTTAACCCAACCTCTATGGTCAACAAGTGACGCTAACATGTATTCCTTTTTCTTTTCTTGTGGCTCAGGCTTAAGGTTTATTTGCCAATTCTCAATAACATAGGGCGTAAGGTCTAAATTGTATATGTTTTTAGATTTGATTATTTTTCTAACAATTTCTTTATTTCCCCAATCGAATGCTGGAATTAAAGCGTCATAATAACCATCGCTAAGTTTTTGAATTATTTCTTTTGCTATTTGAACATCAAAATTTTCGTTATCCACTCCTCCATAAAAATAATCTCCATTGCCCCATTTTTTCTCAACAGCTTTTTTCAAAACTCCTTCCTTTAGCATTCCTTTGAAAGAACTAATATTGCCTTCAATTTTCCAATCTTCATAAAATACTAAAACCTTTGGAATTACATGTAAAGCATATAAAGAGTTAAAAATATCTCCAGAATAATTATTGCTTCCGAAACAACCTACTCCTACAATAGCCATGTCGTATTCTGACAAATCATCTCCCCATTTTATTTTTTTTCTATCAACAATATAACCTTGTTTTCTTAAAGAATTACAAATAATAGAGTTGTCATCAATTCTTTTAACTCTTGCTCTTGTGTATGCTAAATCGTCTGTTTGTTTAGCGGTACTTCCTGTGTATAAAATTTTCATAATTTTTATTTTTTATTTAAGTAATTGTTTAAACTTGCTAAATACGCAACTGCGTCTAATAGGTTATCTTCTTTATGATTGTAAGATTGCCTAGAAAGCTTTAATGCTACTAAGCAAATGTACATATCATTCGCTGTAAAGTCCTTGCCGGTGCATCCAGAAGCTATTTTAGCAGCTCTTTCCATTCCTTCCTCAAATGGTCCATACATTCTTTCCTTTTCCTCCGAACGAGTATTTATTATTTCATTCGCTTTTTCTAAAATGTTCATAGTTTAATTTTTTTAAGTTAGTTATATGCAAATATAAATATATTTTTTTAATAAAGTTCATTTGCAAGTCTTTGTTGAATAATTCTTAGGTCATTTAAGTTTTTAGCTTTTTTAATTTCACTTAATAAGTCTATATTAGGCTTATTGTTTTTTAACAAAAGTTCGTAATACTCAATGTCAAGTTTTAATTGCTTGTCTTTTGTATCTACTAAATTTTGGTAGGTATTTAAACCATGCAGAATTGAAGCGTGGTGCATATTAAATAAGTCGCCTATTCTTTTTAAAGTGTAACCTTCATTTCTAAGAGCATTAAATAAATAAATTTTTCTGTGTATTATTTCACGTTTTCGGTTTTTTTTTCCAAGTCCGTCTTGTTCTATTATTTCTTTTATTAGTTCTATCATTTTATTCTAAGTTTAAATTGTGTTCATTTATTATGTCTCTTATAGCATCTCTTACTTTATCGGCCATATCTCTTTCAGCTTCCGTAGCTTCTCTATTCTCAAAAGAACCATATTTCGCAGCGCCTCGAAGCAATTGGTCTAATTCCCACATTGCGTTTTTCCATTTATAGCCATCTAACGCCATTCTTGCATCGTCTTTCTCTTCTATAGAGTCAAACTCTAGTATTACCTTTCCCATATTTTCTAATTATTTTAAATGTTCTTTTTATGTCATAGTTAAGTTTTATCTTTTCACCTTCTTTTATAGGATGCCAAGCAATAGTGTAACCATGATTAGAATTGAAATCATCATACTTTATTTTGTTCCCATTTACAGACTCAAGATATATCCAAGGTATATTTGTTGTAAGAGTAATTTTAATACCTATCTTCTCAAGTCTATTTTTAAATACTGTTAGTTCGTCCATTTTCTCTATATTTAATTTCTTTTATTAATTCTATCATTGTTCTATTTGTTTAATTTCAATTATAATGTCATCGTTTTTTTGTATTAAGTTTTTAACGTGCTGGAAGTCATATGCTTCAACTATCCTTGTTTCTAATTTCATTGGAGCGCCAACATACGCCCAAGTTTTAAATGTTGCTTTGTATCTTTTCATAGTTTTTTGTTTTTGGTTTTCGTTTTTTTTAATTCTACATATTTCTAAATATAACATTAAGTCAAATGAACCTCGCCATTGTCTTTGCCACCAATCTAATTGGTCATATATAGTTCCTGCTTTCATAGTTCGTGGTAAAAATTATAGTTGCTTTCGTCATTGCTTGTCTTCCATTCCCAAAAGTTATAATTTGCTAAATCGGAATTTATTATTTCCTGCATCTCAAGGCGTACATCTTCTAAAATACGAATATTAATAATATGCGGTTGTAAATGGTCATCAGTTTCAATTATCCATTTTTCACTAACTTCAACATCAAGTTCAATAAATGCAAATTCACCTACTTCGTCATAATCTTTAAATTCCCAAGTCCCAAATATTTGGTATTGCCAACCTAAAAATTCGTAGTTTAAGATCCATTCCCTATGGTGTACTTCTAAAATTCTATTTTCCATCTTACAAGGCTTTAAAATAAATTAAACAATAAAATATATTAGACAATATAAAAAAGAACGCTAGAGTGCCTAAAAAGCATGTTAAAAATTGCTTGTGTTCTTCGGTTCTTGGTGTAAAGTAATTAATTAAGTTTTTCATAGTCTTATTTTTTAAGGTTAAATAAATTTTCTACTTCTTTTAATTGCTCATCATCTAAAAATGTGCATAAGGTTTGAATAATTAAATGCAGTTGGTTCGTGTTTAATTTGTCTTCTTGTTGTTGTGTTTCCAAGAAGTCAATTACTTTGTTAAATTCTGTTTTCATAGTTTTAAATTGGTTAGTTAAATAATATATGCAAATATACATACTATTTTAACAATAAATACCAACTTACTAACAATAGTTATGAACAATTTATAGATAGTTATTAACAATAATAATTTAAATGTATACAGGTGTTAAGTTTTGAGCATAAAAAAAGGCGGTGCTTCTTAAATACCGCCCTTTAAAACTAACTATGAATAACAAATTTAGTAATTATATTTGAATTTTAAAAATTCTTGGTAGCTTTTATTGTTTATTTTATAGTGTTTGTTACAATCTTTGCACTTTAACCAATGGTGGATAGTACCTGCAACTGTTACTACTTTCTTATTATAATATATATTGTAGTTTGTACATTCAGGACAACAGTACTTCTCGTCACCATTCATTACGGCATAATGAGTAGACGGTGCAGAATAGGAATTTAATTTTTTAAACACGTTTTCAAGCACAGTTACATCCATTTTGCAATAAGCAACCATTTTATCCATTGCATCTTTGTCTTTCTTAAACACAATGTCTTTCCATAGGTCTAAACCTCCTGTATCCATCTTTTGCCCTACTCCAAGATATTTTGCAATGTAATCTAATTTGTTTGAATTGAAATTAAAATACCTTTTAGCTAATTTAAGAGTATCTATAGTCTTAGGAGAACTAAATACGTCAAGTCCGTGTAAAATAGCTCTTGTTCGTATCCATTTTAAATCGAATCTATCTCCATTATGAGCAACTATCTCATCAGCTTGATGCATAACTGCTAAAAAAGCCTTAATCATCGCTTTGTCAGATTGCTTTTTATCCCAAGTTAAGAATTGAACGTCATGCTCATGCTCCCATTTATAACAAATACAGATAATTGCTCTTTCGTGAATAATATCTCCAGGGTTTATAGTTAGATTGTAACCACTTCTCCAAAATATACCAACGTTGAACGACGTTTCAATGTCGAAAAATAGTCTTTTTCTTACCATAAATAATTTAATTAGAACGAATACTTTTCTCTTGCGAATTTAAAGAGATATGATAGAAGTAAGCCGATGCCTACTCCTACAAATAATAAATTAAGATTGCCTTTTGGCCTACGTAATTTAACATTAGACTTTGCCTTTTGTCCTTCAGCTCTTGCTTGAGCCTTTTCTACTATTCTATCCTTATAGATAGTTTTTATTTTTATTCTATATTCAATTTTTTTATCTAAACGCGTCTTTGGTACGTAAACAGTTTTATATTTTATAATAGTGTCTTTTGTATTTAAAACCTTTTCCCAATAAATAGTATCGTTTAAAATTACTGGAATACTATCCAAAGTAGTAATTCTAATTGTGTCACTTGTTTCGTCGCATTTAAAACCCTTCTTTATTGCTTTGTTTAAATGGTATTGAGCCGAACACGAATAAAGTAAAATGCTAATAATTACTATAAATAGTTTTCCCATTTTTTTTGGTTGCTTTTAATACTTGTTTACGATTTTTAGAACTGAAACTAACGTGAACCCACGAAGGATTTTCATCGTTTCCAAATTCCCAAATTAGTTGGTCGAATTGTAATTTGTCTTTAATAAAATTAAAACCTTTAGCGCCAATTTGTAAGTCCATTGCTTCGCCTTTTGTATGTTGTGAAGTCTTTGCTCCGCCTATCATTTTATTAACCTGTAAACTACGAAAACCCGAACTAATTTGTATCGGTCTGTTTAAGTGAATTCTTAAAGGTTCAAACACGTTTTCACACAAAAGTTTTGCGGACGCAATTTGCGACTCGTTCATTTGGTTGTTAAGGTTTCGTAAAGTTGCTATTCCTGAAGCTTGAAACTCTTTTAATGTAACGTGTGCGCTTAAATTCATTTTAACTTATTAATGTTGTCTTTAACTTCTTTTGCTCGTGCAAATAATAACTTTGCCGACTGCCATAAATCTATTCCTTTAACAACTTTGTAATTTTCGTTTATACTCATAACTTCTATTGAAGCAAGTACCAACGCTAACACTTTTGTAAGCATTAATGGAACTGAAAAGAATTGTAAAATTATGTCGTTTAAAATATAGTAATCTATAAGGTAAAAAAGTATAACCGTCAACTCGTATAAAAGTAATTTAGAAACTATTGCCGAAAGTTTGCGTGATGTTATTTCGTGTTTTAAATGTTTTGCTTTCCATATACCCGTCGCGGTGTCCGATAATATCAACGCAAATAAAAGTCCAAGTATTCCGCTAATAGGTAAAAAAAACGAAAAGCAAATAGTCAATAGTTTCAACGCTGAATTTTTAATTGTGTAAAGTAATAAATATAATTGTAGTCTCATAATCCTAAATCTTCAAGTGCTTCTGTTAAACTGAAAGTTAAGTAAAAAAACAAAGTAACACCTGCCAAATTAATGTAGGGTTCTGTGCCTTGACAAATCAAAGAAAACGAAGTTAAAAAACCCGCAATAAAATAAAGACTTGCTAAATAGTTACTTTTCATCTATTCTCCCCTTAAAGCTTTTAATTCTTCAAACATAGCCAAAAGCTGTGCTTCTTTTTGAGCAATTAATTCTTCTTGAGTAGGACTTTCTACTTCAATGAACTCAACTCTTACAAGTCCGTTCTCATCATAAATTTCGTTTCTTAATTGTGCCATAATTTTATTATTTTTTCATTGATATTTGAATTGTACTACCAGAAACAAAAGCATTTACACCTGCTACACTTGGCGCCCCACTTGCGTATGTAAGTCCAGTTTGAGACCAAGAAGTATGTTGTGTACCCGTAGTACTACAAGATAATGGTATACAAGATGCGTTATTTATTCCTGTAAATGTAATACTATTAACATTTGTTTGAATACCTAACCAATAAATTGTTCCTTGTGTAAAAACAAAAGAAGATATAACACTTTTTGTACCTGATGTTGAACAATCTAAATCAATACTACTGTATAATAAATTAGTAGGTTGATTATTACTTGAAGAATAAACACAAATCCTTGCTAATCCTGTTGCTTGTGCAGTTATTACATTAATCGCAAACTCTACACAAGTAAAAGTTGTGTTTGGTATATAAGGAACGTATTGCATACTAGCACTTGAAATACTATGAGATGAAGCAGTACCAGCAGTTAGTGCGTTTGATGTTCGAAAACCAATTAAAGAACTATAAACCGCTGATTGTAAACCTGTACTACCACCACCGCCACCACCTGAAGAATTAATAGTCTGATTAGGGAATGTCCCTGTAATAGTTACATTAGTTCCTGCTACCAAACTTGGAGTTGCTGTGCCTGTACCACCATTCGCTACTTCTACAATTCCTGTAACGTTGTCTGCTGTTCCTGTAGTGTTTTGGTTAAGTGTAGGAATATCTGCGCCTACAATAGCTCTAAATGTTGGTACTCCTGAACTTCCGTTTGGTGCTGCTAAAATATTATTTGCAGTCTTTGAAGCATACGGATTTTGAGTATCTCCATAATTTGAAGCTAAACTAATAACAGGTGTTGTCGTTCCTGTAGCGACTACAGGTGTTGTTGCTGAAACTGAAGATACACCGCCTGTTATTACTAAATTGCCACTACCTAAAATCGAATTACTATTTATCGTTTTTATGTTTGTGCCACTTATTAAAGTGTTTTGCTTTGAACCTATAATATTTGCACCTGTAACCGACTTTGTTACATAGCCACCTGCTCCGTCACTTTCGCTAATTTCTAATAAGTCAGTATTTGCTATTGCTGAACCTTTTGCGGTTAATTGACTAATTTTTATATCTGCCATTTTATGTTTTTTATTGTGTTACTCTGTTGTCGTTATTTTCTGTTATTCTTTGGTCGCTTATTTCTGTTATTCTATATGCACTTGGTATAATTATTGGTGCAGCTGTTCCTGTAATATTACCTATTCCTTGTGCGCTTAAACTTCCGTTACAACACTTTATAGAATACCTTTTTCCGTCTTTACATAGGCAACCACGTTGTCCACCTTTTGGACTTGTTCTTGACGGTAAAGAACCCCAACTACTTCCCATTTTTTATAGTATTTAGGTAAGTCTTTAACTTTACGATATTAACTTCCTTTGGTTTGTATGTTCTTAAATGTACCATCCGGTATAATTATTGTTTGTGTCAGGAAACATATCACTTGTTGAATTCGTGTTGTATTCTGGAAACAAATTTGTGTTGTTGCTTATGTAGTCAATAAAACGTTGTGTGTAATGTTGTGCTATTTGTGTTTCCTTTTCAATTAAAAAGTCTATTTCGTTTTTTTCTACGCTTGTTGAATTTTCGGAATTGTGTTTGTAAACTCCTTTGTTTGAAATCGTGTAAGCTGCGAATGGCAAATAATACTTCATTGCTAAATGAATTAACATCGGCTTTAAATAAGTCGTTGTAAGCGTTAAATAATTACCACTTAATGTATTTGCTATTATGTCCGCTTTTATCTTGTCTAATAGCTTCGTACCTGTGAAATTTTGCAAGTCTGTATCTTGTGCGATTTTAATATATTGTATAAAATTGTCCGTGTCGACATTTCCGTTTAACGAAGTGAATTTAACTAAATCTTGTCTTGTGACTAAAAGTGCGTCTGCCATTATTGAAAACGTTTGTTAGAAGGTAAAAAACCGTGTGTGTTTGGTATGTCGATTGGACGTGTTGCAACTAAACTTGGATTAGTAACTACATAACCAAATTTAGCGGCTTTTGCTTGTGCTAATTTCTTTGTGTTTGCGGTTATGTTTAATCCTGTTCCTTCAAAGACTGCATAAACTTGTTTGTTCCAACGGTGGTGACAATTTCCACCGCCTTTATATAACCAAATAGAATAGTAGTCTGTTCCTTTAGGCCCCCAACCTGCGTTAACAACTTGTGTACTCATATTTAAAATATCTTCTTTACGGTAAATCTTGTTTGCTTTTACCATTTGTGTACAAAATTCACGTGGATTGTCCGTTACTTCGCCTTCGTATTTATATCGAACAACAAATTTTACTCCGTCAATTACTTTGTCTTGTTTACTTGTTATGTTTGGTCTTGCATCTCCCGTTGAAACCAAGTTAACAATTTTGTTTAATAAACTTTGTTTTGGTTCTTTGCTTAACAACTCGTTTTCTTCATCGTCTGTGTCGTAGTCAACTTGTTTTTCGTCTATTAAAATCCAATTGTCTTGTGGTTCTTCGCCTAAATCAATTAATGGGTTTGTATGTGAGCTTAATTCTGTTCCTGTTTCTTCAGCTATTTGTTCTTCGTTCTGCGTGTTTTCCAAGTCCGTAAATTCAAGTGGTTGTAAAGTCTTAAAAAATAACTTTAAAGCAATTCCGTTGTAAGCTAATATACTATCAAAAGCATCAAGTAGTTCTTCTTGGAATGGTCGTATAACCATATTGTCAAAAAGAATACTTGAATTTTTTAATTCTTCTGCGTTACTTGAAAAGCCGTTTGTTGAAGCAACACCAAATAATAACGGACTTGTAATATTGTGTCCTAACATTATTTTGCGTAAACATTCTTCGCTTAAATAAGTGTAGTGTTCTGGAGCATCGTTTAACGGAATATCTTCAACTGTTGTTTTGCTTTCAGCGTTGTTGTTAAAAGCTACAATTACTTTTTGTCCGCGTGAACCTGTTAACTTGCTTAAAACTTTGTTTGAAATAATACTTTGCTGTTCGTCCGTTGGTATTCCGTTATTAAAGTTTACAACTTTAGTTCCACTAAATCCGTTTTGAACTTCGTTAATTAAATAGTCGGCAACTTCTTCTTCTAAAAGTGTATAAGGTACTGCGCCTTGATAGTCAGGATATGCGTAATATTTCATTCCAACCGAATAAGGTTTTGAATAAAGTATTTCTATTTTGTCTTTGCTATATCCAAAAGCATTAAATCTAATTGGTGCAAACTTTTTTGTATCGTCCCAATTGTCCGAATAATAATAACCTGTTATTTGTCCGTCTTTGTCGCATTTTTCAGCTCTTAAAAGATTAACAGGAATATGATATGCTTTTAATATTTTGTCGTGCTTGTCGTTGTAGTGTACTTGAATAGCAAATTGTCCAAACATTTTCCTATCTAAAACCATTTTTCTAACGTCTTCTTTGTGAAATAAAGACATCATTTGTGCGTACTCGTTCGGCTTTTTATTAGCGTCCAATGCACTTAAACCTTTTCCGTAAATTAATCGTGCTACGTTGTTTATAATAGCGTTATTCGTTGTTGAATTAGAATATCTCTCAATTAAGAATTGAAAGTATTGGTCTCCGTCTTCAGTTAAAAAGTCTACCCAATTTTCTCGGTTTGTTTCCGAAATAACGGGTGACGTATAAGCCGATAAATTTAAAACGTGAATGTTACTCATATACTATAAATGTGTTTGTTGTTGAATTACTTACATATTGGTTATTATTAACCGAGAATGTAACTAATGGTTGTGCGGTGCAAAATACTCTATCCTTAAAAATTATGTTAGAACCATTTCTTAAAACTAAAGTGTAAGTATGTCCCTCTATTAATGCGTAGCTCGCGGTAATTGTATAAATGTAATCTCCTGTAGTCCTAGAGATTATTGTAATTGCCGTGGTAACATTAGTTTGCTCATCTGTAATTTCCATCACATTAAACGTGTTATCTCGTGGGATACAACTAAATGTTTGGTTACTTAATGAAGGCGTTAATACTATCATATAGTTATAATTAAAAAACAGCGTTTTTGTTCTTTTTTAGGAAAAAAAAAGCCACTCATTACGAATGGCTTTAAAAATAATTTTTTTAATTTTAAATTGGGTAAGCTACTATTGATGCTCCTGTAAATACAGTTAATAATTGAGCATCTGTTGAAGGATTACCAGCGGTTTGCTGAACGTTCAAGTGGTTTGCAGGAATTGCTTCCATTCCTTGAAGTGTCATTGTGTAACCAACTAGGTCACCGAAAGCTGTTCCATTTGAAATAGTTCCAGTAGTTACGTCCATTCCGTTTCTAAGTCCTGCAATAAAGAAATTATTTGCGTTTGTTCTTATAACGACGTGTGGTCGCCCCCAAGCAAGTAATTTCATTTGCTTTGTAGCTACGGCATCTAAACCTTTAATTGTAAAAGTTAGAGTTTGGTCTACAAATGTAGTTCCGTTGTCTCTTGAACTTGTTATTGTTTGCTCAAAAGAATTTGCGCCTTTTAAGTCGTACTTAAAAAGTTGAGTAGCTCCAGTAATTGTAGTGATACTGTCTTCTTGGCCTGCGGTAACACTAAAAGTTGGCACTAGTTGAGTAAGGTCACTATAGTTAATAAAGTATATTGACTTTATACCGCCTACAAACTCTTTACAGCTTTCAGGTCTTGAATTTGTTAATATGCAGTTTGGCATGTTGTTTTGTTTTTAAATTATGAATAAAATAAAGCGGAATTTTTACGTCCCGCTTTTTATTTAATATTACGCTCCGTAAGTTACTGCGTCTGAAGCAAAACCAATTTCAACTCCTGCGTTGTAACGTAAAACTACACGTACATTTGCACTTCCGTCAATGTCAGCCATATCAATAACCTTAACTACGTTTTGGTCGTTTAATAAACCGCAACCAAAATAAAGGTTGTCAACTGTTGTTGCAATCATATTGTCTGCTCCAAGTCCGTTAGCCATAAAAATTGGAATACCTTCAAATGAAAGTGAACCGTTTGTGTACCATTGTGTACCTTGTGCGTTAACTCCGTTTGCTCCTAAACCTGAAGCTCCAAAACCACCTAAAAAACGTACGTATAATTTAGCAATTTTTTGAGATACATAAATTCTCAGTCCTTCGTTTCCGTAAAGTGATGCAGGAATTAAATCTACAAGTCTTGCCATTTCACTGCTCACGTTTGCACTTGTTAAAGCTGCACCTGTTAATGGTGTACCTACTGCTGGTGCTGAACCTGCGATTAACTTCGCTTTAAGACCTAAATAAGAACCACTTACTGCTGTTCCGCTCCATATTGCAGTTTCTGTTGCAGCTGCTACTTTTTCAGCAACGTGTGCAATTAAGAAATCAGAAAACGTTTTAGGTAAAGTTCTAAAACCACTGTAACCCATTTCGGCAGTTTGCCAAGTTTGGAATAAATCTTTTTTACAAAGCTCAAGGTTTACTTGAAGTTCTTTTGTAGTTAAAACGCTTTCAGTAAGTGTTACGTCTCCTGTGTTTGTAAATGCACAAGAAGCATCAACTACGATTGAACCTGTTGCTACTTTTTGAATTACTTGTTTGTAAGCAACGTTTGGAAGTATTGTTACTCCACCTTGCTCTAATGTTGGTGCGCTTAATAAAGCTGCTGCGATATACTTACCGGCAAATTCTCCTGCGTAAGTAGTACCTGTTGTTACTAATGCCATTTTTTAATTTTTTTTAATTGTTAATACTTATTTTAAATTACTTATTTTTTCTAAAATTGAGTCCATTGTTGTGCGTGGTCTCTTTGAACCATATTGGAAGTGTTCAACTTCGTTCGTGTTTTCAGGGTTAAACGCAATAGGTTTTACGTCTGCAAGTTCGGTTGCTTCAGTTGCAACTTCTTCAACTTTAGATAGTAATTCGATTTGTGCTTTTAACTCTATATTTTCTGTTTTTAATTTTTCTATTTCTGCAAAGAATGTTTCTTTAACTACGCTTTCTATTGTCTTTTTTGCTGTTGGTGTTGCTTGTGCTTCAACTTCTTCTTCTACTTCTGGCGTTTCTTCAACAACTTCTTCTTCAGTTGCAACTTCTTTTATTTCTAAAATAATTCCTTCAACTTCTACTACTAAAATACGTCCGTCTTCTAACTCATATTCTCCAATTGGCACAGGAATTTTTTGTTCGTCTTCAGTTACAATAAAAACTTCTTTGTCCATTTCAAAAGCATCCGCTTCAAAAATTGTTATTCCGTCCATTAACTTCATTGTTTCCAATTTCACTTCCATTCCTAAAAGTGTTTTGATTTGATTAATTACGCTTGTTTTCATAATACTAAATTTGGTATTTGGTTTATTATTTTATCTAATGCACTAACTTTTGCTTGTGATGATTTTAAAACTGCACTAATTACTTTTTCGTTTTCTAACATTTTTGCAGGAACTTCAAGTCCTAATGAAGCTGTTTTTTCTTTTAAGTCTGCAATACCTTTTTGTGCTTTTAAAGCCGTTTGGTATTCCGTTCTTAAAATATCATACAATCCAATTAAAGGCGTACTTGCTTTGTTCCAAGCCGCTTTTCTTTTTTCTTTAAATTCAAGTGTTGCATTTACCGCTGCTGTAATATCTTGCGCTAAACCTAATTCAACATCGTGTTTTGCTAATTCTGTTTTAGCAAGTTTGTTGTAAACGTTTTGTAGTGTGTTCATATATGTATAATTTAATTGTTTATTATTTGTTGTATTTTTAAACTTAACGTCCTTGTCGTGTATAAGTTTTGGTGTAATTTTTACTTGACTTTAATTTACTATTTCGTGTTTTTGCGTGTACTCCTGCACGTTTAACTTTCGGTTTTTTAAGATGAACTTTAACGTTAGTTTGTTTCGCCATTTAAAATAATTTCTTTGATTTTGTCCATTAAAATTTGCTCGTCATTTACTAAACTCATTTCATATTTGTCTGCAAAATAACCTTCAATGCTAAAACCTTTTATTTCGCCAGCTTTAACTTTATTCCAAATCTCATCGTTATTTACTTTCATTGAAATCATCCATGTTCCTTTAGGTAAGCTAAAACCGTAATTCATAGACTTATCGTGTTCACCTTCTACGATCCAACTTTCAACCACACTCATTCCATCTAACTTTTGGTTGTGTTCTAAAGTCGCGTTATTTTGGTTGCTATTCATAAAGAATAACTCACTCGCTTTTCTTACGGTTGCTTCACTAAAATAAATATAGTACTCCTCTTTTTTCTCGTTTGTACGGTAAATTTGTTTGTTAGGAATTAAAGCTGCTCCCATAAGTATTCGCTTTTCAGCATCTACTTCTTTTAGTTCTACTTCGTGTTTTTTTAATGCTATAAAGTCACTTTCGATTGCTGGACTTTCTACTACTGAGACCGCGTCTATTCCGCTTGTCTCATCTTTTTCGTCAATTATAAGTTCAACTATTCGCATAATATATTAATTAAGTTTTTATTTATTTGTTTTATTTTCTATCCGCCTAAAGTTGCGTTTGCTAACCTGTTTCTATCAAGTGCCTGTTGTGAAGTTACTTGTCCTGAAACAACGTATGCTTGTATTGGTTGTTGGTTTAAACTTGCTAACTGATTAACGCCACTTTGTCCAACTACGTTAAATTGTGGTGCGCTCATTGTTGGTACTGTTGCACCGCCACCACCACCACCACCACCGCCTGTACTTGGTGTTTCTCCTCCTTCAAACTTTGATGCCGCTATTTTTTTAATGTTAATTAAACCTGCTGCAACAGCACCTGCAGCGGCTATTGGTGCAAGTACAGCTCCTATTACTGGAATTCCTGCCGCTGACTTAAATGCCGCAGTTGCCGCCGTATAAGTATCAATTGTTGCAGAAGCAATATTTGCAGCCTTCTGTATATTAAAAGCTGTTTTTTGTGCCTTCTTATTTTTACCTGCAAACAAAGTTGCTACGTCTGCAAACGCTTGAAAACTTCCTTTGACTAAATCTAATTGTTGTTGTAAAAGAGCGGCTTTTTTTGCAAGTTCTTCCTTTTCTAAATCTTCTTTATCCTTTGAATATTTAACGTCAAGCGCCTTTAAAATTTCTTTATTGTCCTTGTATAACAGTTGGTCGGCTTCATATTGTGCTGTTAGTTTTTGTAATTTTAATTCGTTTTCGCTTAATGTTAGTTCTTCTAAAACAACTTTTTCCTTTGCAATTTTTTCTAATTTCTTGACTGCTAATTGCTCTTCATAAGATAAAATTTGTAAATCAATTTCTTGCTTTGCTTCGTTATATGCAATTTCAGCGTCTAACCTTCCTTGAGTACCTAATTTATATACGTCTATTTGTTCTTGAAGTCTTGTAAGTTGTAATTCTTTTTCTTTGTTTGCAGTATTGATTTGAGCCTGTAGTTTCTTTTCTTCGTCTTTAATTAATTCATTTGTAGCTTTTTCTCTTTCAATTGCTAAAGTTACTTCTGATTCAGTTCGTGTTTTTGTTAACTCGTCAGCTTCACGTTGTAACGCAAGGTCATTTGCTAACTGTTCAGAGCGTAACCCTTCTATTTGTGCTAATACTCCAACTTTGTTTGCTTGTGCATCTAATAAAGCAACTTGATTTTCTGTAGTTTTTGCTTTGTTATATTCTAATTGCGCGGCTTGAACTTGTAACGCAGCCTGTGCTAACATAGCTTTTTCTTGATTGTCAAGAACCGCTTTTAAATCATTATTTGCTTTTATTCGTTCTGTTATAGAATTACGTTCTTCATCTCTGATTTGACGTAATTTCTCAGCTTGCATATCGTACTTTTCAATTAATAAACTTTGTTGAGCAGCTGCAATCGCAGCATTGTTCTTTGCGTTTACTAATGCTTTACCTTGTGCGTATGCTGCACTTATACTAATCTTACTTACTTCTTCAATACCACGTTTTCCTAAATCAACAACTTCACCTATTGCTTCACCAAAATTATTGTAAATGTCTTTACCGGATTTTACAACATTTTTACCAACTTCAACAATATCTTTTTCAGTTGCCTTAATATTTTTACGAAGTTCTTTAATTGCTTTAGGGTCTTTATCGCCAAAAAATGATTTTTCCCAAGCAAGTTGTAATTCTTGAATACCTAATTTTAAACTAAAAAATGTAAGTTTTAAAGGGGCAAGTACAATGTTTAGTAAACCGCCCATTACTTTTGCAAGTGCGTTAAATCCACCTGTTGCTTCGTATGATGCTTTTGCTGCTGAAATAACTGCCCCTACCGTCTTATTGAAAACAATACTAATAGTTTCCATTACTGCGGAAAACGTTGTTGCTACTTCTTGGTTTTGTTCAAACGCACTTTTTAATGCTACAAACGATGAAATTATTAAACCAATTCCTGCGGCTT